CCTCCAATTGCTGCTTGCTCACCAGCAATTTGTGGTTGGTTGATTCTGTTAAATTCATCGAATGCACCTCTTGTCATATCGAATTGTTTCTTGATTGTATCCATCATTGAATTGCTTTCGCTAATCGAACCATCTAATTGATTCTTTTCAACAGTGGATAGATTCTTAATGGTTTCAGATTCTAGTTTTTCAATTTCTGCTGCCATTTTAGCCATATCAATCTGAGCTTGCATCATTTTAGCTTGCGAACTCATCATATCAGCTTGACCTTTCAATGTCTCCGCCTGCGCTAACTGTTGCTGTGCTTGCACTTGAGCCATGACAATTGGGTCAGGTTGATTAGGTTGTAGTGGTGGCAATAGTCGATCAATCTTATCCTTATCGTAACCTAATGCGCTGTAATAATCTTCTAATGCACCGCGAACATTATAAACGCCCGGTACCGGATGATTAACCGCATCATTTTTAGCTAGTGTTGCTCGTTGCACCTGCTCTTGCTCACTACCTAATGCAGGGTTAGCAGTTGGCGTAATGTCATAACTAATGCTTTCAAAGTCAGATGATACGCTTACACCGTCTTCATTCAATATTTTAGCATATGTCTCATCATCGAGATAAAGTTCAGCTATTTTATAAATGCGTTTTAGCTCAGACGTTAAGCCGCGATATACACGACTCATAATAGACGTGGGCATCTTCATAGCTTGGCTTAATCGTGCTAGGTATAATTCCGCAGCTTCGCCGGGGTTAGCGTCAATGTTAGTTTTCATTGTTAGTTCGCGCGTTCGTGTTGTTAGATACTCGACTAACTGAAACATGACAGGCGATGGCCCAGCGAACGGGAAGTTCATAACGTTGTCTTGTAGCTTACCCTCACCTTGTAATTGTGTGAACTGACCCATAACCATTTCCACTTTGCCTTTCTGCTGACGGTTAACAGATCGACCACCAACTATTGAACCGTTAATAAAGCCTGAGTTCGCACCAGTATTTTGCAATGTACCCGCATCAATCAATTGGCGCATGCCTGTGTTAATAGTTTCGTATAAGTCTGACAACACAATGCCCCAGCCCATACCCATAAATGTTGCGTTCGGGTCAGGTAAGAAGATTGTGCATGAGAAGTATTCTTCTGCATCAATAAAGGTTATATCGCTACCCTTGCGGTGTATATCATCTTCATTGAATCGTTTAACAATTGATACGATCTTATCTGAATCTGAATGAATGGTGACAATATAGGGTTCTTGATATCCGTCATCATCTAAATCCCAATTACAATGGCACTCTTGAAACTCGATAAGGTCGCCATATTCATAACCATCCAAATCAATATCATCATATATTTCACTATGAATCTGAGCTACTACTTCATTATTAGTCAGCTCAAAGCTAAATGTTTTACGCTGAACTTCATCAAATGTTTTAACAGTGTGATCAAGTATTAAATGATCAGGAAATACCAAGGCGTTCTTTTGTTTGTTCTCAATGCTACAGAACCAATTCTTTTTAAAGTATGTGCCGACGATAGGTAATAAGATAAACGCTTTATCTTGGCTATCCTGCCAGCCTGTAATGCCTTGTGTTAACTCATAGTTAATATATTGTGTGACACGTTCGGCGCGCTCTTTGGTTTCGTTTACTTCTGTTTGTTGATCAGGCAATGGTTGCCCGTCTTCTCCAACCTCGGGCATCATCTGAGTCATTGTTGGTTTGCCGACCTCAGTAATTTTGCATATATTCTTACGTCCTAGAATGTCAGGACTAACACGCGCATTGAAATCTAACGCTGCCTCCATAACGTACGGCATCATTACACGACTGGCTCCAACGAATGGGAAAGTCTTATCACCGCCTTCATCTTTCATACGTGCAAGCTTTAACGCTTTATCATACTTACGCGTCCATTCGGTCATTGATTGCTTATCAGACGTTATAGACGCAGAGATGCTTGTTGATATGTTAGTCAACTCACCGTCATCTAGTAGGCTAGCAACGTTATCAGCGGCTAGAATTTTACTCATTTCAATCATGCTAGTATCCTGTTGTTTGGTTTCTGCCATCGTTCCTATGATTATAATTCATGCCTTCGTCTTCGTCTACTTCGGTCATGTTGACAGGTTCAGCAAAATGTAACGCTACTGCATCGGCACAATCTGGTGATGATAGTCCGCGCTTCTTCATGGCCTTCTTACTTTCAAGGCGAATCTGTTGCTTATCATTATAGTCGTATTCAATAGCCTGTAATTCATAACCCAACTCTATGTCATCAGGAAAGTCTAACCCGGCTTTCATTGCTTCTTTAAGCAGCCCGTACATTTCGACACGCTTGTTCATATACTTCTTAGAATCATTAGCACCAGAGCCAAAGTTAACGTCAAACACGTTGTAACCTAGTAGAGTTAATCTATCGACAACACCACCACCAACGCCGCCGCCGTCAATAAATACAGCGTGAGGCTTGAATGACTCAATACCCTCTGCAACTAATGAAGCCGTTGCCATCGTATCCAACTCACGATATTTATACAGCGGATAAAGCTTTCGACCTGCTTTATAACTGATAACTGTTTGGTCATCGCCGAACCTTGCAACATCAACTGCAATAGTTCTAATCGAACCCTTGAATACTTCAACATCATATTCATTGCATCGCTCAACATAATCAGATGGAATGAATTGTAATGAGCCTTGCTTAGGAAATTGTCCACGAACACGGACGCGCACAAAATCCGAGTCCTCGCCGTAATCATCTACCCACTCTTGAATCTTTTTCTTGTTGGTCATCTTAGCTGTTCGGCTATCAATCTGCTTAGTATTCCACCGATGCTTTTGTCTATTAAAGCACTGATGAAAGCGGCCACTTGCTCTGGTAGGATTACCGAATACGAACCACATTGGCTCACCATCGGTTAGTCCACCCTCAGCAACATCCCAAATTATATCAGGTACCGCCGAAGCTTCATCAAAAATATAGAAAGGTGTTGAGTTGGCAGCATGTAAGCCAGCGAATGATTCAGCGTTTTCTTTTGTGGAGGTTAAAGCATCTACTCGCCATGATTCAGGGTGATCTTTATGAACCATCTTCATAGAACCCATGCCAGTTGTTACATCAAACCAATGCCCATTGATTGAGCGCTTAGTCCATTTGGCAACCTCTGCCCATGTTTTAGTTTGTAATTGAGGGGAAGTATTCGCGGTTATCACACCCTTGCAATAAGGACGGGTGGACATTATAAAGTTAGTAACCCATGCGGTAAATGCGCTTTTACCTATACCATGACCTGAGGATATTGAAGATTGATAAGGTGCAACGGGGTTAACACCATCAAAGTTCCTCTCCTTGATAGCGTTACCCCAATCATTTAATGCTTCTCTTTGCCATTCGTCAGGACCATTGAATCCTTTTAAGTCTCCGACACCCCAATCATAAGCAAACATTACAAACCCCAACGGGTCATTGTAAAACTTACCAATCTCATCAGCTAGCAGTTCATCATTAACTATCTCGTTTTGCATTGTCGCGCGCTCTTGTTAAACGTTCAGCCATTCCAATACTTCCGCTGTGTTCAATCTCTTGCTTGTCGCGCCAGTCCATTATGTTAGTGGCTGCTTTGGCTGCGAACGAGGCTTGATAGGCTCCTGACATGGCACCTTCCTGCAAATTAGCCGCCTGCATATCCTTACACATACTATAGGCTTCCGAAAAGTCTGGTTTCTTTGGGCTACCATCTTCGTTTTTTTCACTAGCCCATAATGACAAAGTCGAACGAGTTACTTTTAAATGACTAGCAGCAAAACGTTCTAATGTTGGAAACATATTTGGCGTGAATAAAGGCTTACCTTGATTATCAGTGCTTTGGGTATAGGCTGGTACATCGAAGTAGTCTATCATTTGCTTACAGAATTCAGGCTTATACTTTGTCGGTCTTCCGAACACGTAACCTTCTGGCTTTTTCTTCTTTGCTTCGGACATTCTTAGTTCTCCTGCCTTGGTTTCATTGTGAATGTACCATCAGGTAATCTTCTAATGTTATCAATCTGCTCTTTTGTGAATATCCCTTCTATTGGGCCAGCTAGTTTTGGTTCAATATTTAACACATCCCCACTCTTTAACTTTCCAACTTCCTTAACCAACGATTCATAGCTTAAGTTTTCCCTTGGTGAAAGCACGTCAATATTTCTTTCAAGATCACCCGAAAAAATATCATTACCATTGTATTCAGCTTGCGAGCCTGGTGCTTTTGGTTTTAAGTCATCAGCAGTAATACTATCATCCCTAGCGTCAAGACTTCTTTTTAATGCTCCTGCAAGATTTAATATGCCGCCAAGGTGTTTATTGTCTTCCCCTAAATTCTCTAAGTATTTGACCGCTTCATATGCAGATGAAAACTGGCCATACCTAATTTCTTCTAATCCACTTTTATATGCGTAATTTGCACTTTCTAAAGTGCTTATATCTAAATCATTCATTCTAAACCCTCTCTTTAGGTTTGATTTTGAATCAATAAGCGCGGATTCTTGTGCCGCTACTGTATGTACCTACTGTTTTTAGGTTATCTATCTCTTTTCTAAGCACTGTAATCAAATAATTAGCAGCGCTAAGTTCATTTGTTCTCGAGTCTAATTCACGCCTTGTTTGCTCACCCGACATCCTCCAAGCTTTTTCTATTGAAGCGTCACGCTGAGGCTGGCCAGTTTCTTTGTTTTGAATGTATCCTAATTCGTTTAATTCTTCTTTAACGCCTTTATCCCATCGTGGAAGGTTATTGCCGCGAATAACTTTATTCAAATAGTCATAAGATATCTTCTTAAGCATGTCATAGCTTAATGCTGACTCGTTACCCATCAATGTGTATTCTGTTATCATTGACTCTAAGTCATTTGTTTTGTTTGTATCAAATGGGAATACAGAACTCAGCTTCTCTGTTGTAGCCAAGATACGATCACCTTTAATTTCTATGTTCATTCTAAACCCTCTCTTTAGGTTTAATTGTTACTTAGTTTCTTTGTATACTCTTTCATAAATACCAGCACAATTTTTAGCGGCAAATCTCAAAAGGTCTTCTAAATCAATCTCAGCCGAAAAACCTAATACATTTTCAGATACTGACAATAAAACACGCTCTTTTATCATTCCATCTTCTGGTGTATATTTTCCATCTGCTTCGTTAAAATATATTTCATCATCCCTCTCTGACCCGATACTTAAATAAGCATTACCGCTTACCTCTACATCATTACAACAATGATTAGATAACTTCCTGCCAAAATATTCACACTCTTGTGAATTAGGTTCTCTATCTTTCATTTCAACCACCTTCTTTATGGTTTAATTAGTTAAATTCCTTGGCGTTCGTCCTTGGCCATTAATTACTATCCGTTACTATGAATCACTTTGCGTTTAGTTTTGCCGCCGGATGCGATTGCTTTTCGTTGTGGCTGATT